GTTTTTCCAGTTATGTTTTTTATCCAGACGTATCATGTCCGGATGGTATAAACGACTGAGAATAAGAGTGTCAACCACGATCCCAGGACCATCAAACCAAGGATAAAGTTTGTGGATAACAGGGCAGTCGTAACCAATAATGTTATGACCAATAATGCAATCAGCATCCTGGAGTCGTTGTATCCCTCGTACAACAGGTTCTTGATTACCCTCGTCGTTATACGACACCGTTTCATTAGTTTCGAGGTCATGGATAGCCAGACAGTGGATGGTATTAACATCTTTGAGTAATCCGTTAGTTTCTAGATCAAAGATCAGACTCACTTCTGTTTCCATACGTAGGTCTTATCAACGAACTGTGCTCGTTTGATCATCTCCTCTGTAGGTGGATTAGGTTTTTTAAAAGTCTGCTGCTGGGTCGAAGTCTTCATCTGGTTCTGTTTCATCGAATTTGCAAGTTTCTAAGTTATACGTGAGCGTACAAGCTACTCCAGTTTCGCCTGAATAACGATTTTTAAGGACTCGCACAGTCGTAGCACCTCCATCTTTGTTGGATTGTTGATCGCGTTCCAATCCAATGACCGAGTCGCTAAGTTGAGCGATTGCAGCAGATCCGCGCAGTTGTCCGAGCGTGACTCGTGCTCCCTCTTCATGGTTTTTATCTCCAGTAGATCGCCTCAAATGTGAGACAAGGAATAAAGAAATACCTGTACGTTCAACCAATGACCGCAGACGTGTCATTGTGTTATCAATCATTCGTCGTTCGTCTCCATCGAGTCCACTAAGGAGGATGGAGAGGTGATCCAAGAAAATGATTTTACAGTCGAGACCTTGTGCCAGGTACTCAATCCGATTATAAATAACATCAGGATCGTAGGAGCCGAAACCGTCAAACAAATACAGGTCCCAATTAACCATCGTAGCGTCGAAGGCTTCAGTAAGTTCATCGTGGGAATGTTCTCCTAGATGTAAGGGTTTACCTACTGCTGATGACATCAGCCCTAAGGCTGTTCGTCGATTGGACTCCTCAAGAGCCAAGTAACCGACCCGTTCTCCGCTCTGGAGAAGAGAACATGCAAGTTCCCGACAGAAGCTTGACTTGCCAATGCCAGAGCCTGCAGTGATTGTCGTAAGTTCTCCGTATCGGATACCGTGTAGTTTGTGCTGTAGTCCCTGAAACGGGTAATCATGATCAGATGGTGGTTGTGGTGTAGTTACAAGTTCAAGTAGTGATCGACCGTCTACGATTCCATCAGGTCTGTAAGACTTCGCACTCCAATAAGCAGCTTCAATAGCCTTGTAATCATTCGCCTGTAAGGCGTCTGAGGCGTCCTTGTAAGCGTCTAGAGAGGCGATGAAAACCTTGCCAGGTGGCAAAGCATTGGCAGCGTCTTTGACAGCCTTCTGACCGGCTTCGTCGTTATCGAAGAATAAAATGATCTTCTCAAACTGTTGAAGCCATTCATAGTTAGTCTTCATTGCTTTCTTGGCCGCGGCTGCTCCACTTGGGAGTGACACAGCTGGAAAGTCTCCTAGTGCTTCACATACAGAAGCAGCGTCAAGCTCACCCTCTGTAATGACAACGCTCTTCTCCTTACTGTTACGGAAGAAGAGGTGTTGACCAAAGAAGGAACCGTCAGACTCACCTTCATACGTGAAGACTTTGTTCTTTGTCCTTACCTTTGACCCAACGGGAACACCGTTTGAGTCGTGGTAATACATTCGCAGGATATCTCCATCTTTGTAGATCTTGTACTTCTCACAAGTCTTTTCGGAGATATTGCGTTTCTGCAGCCTTTGAGCTGAGCCTTTGTAACTCATGCGAGTTGTTGTCGATTGTGAATAGTTAGTGGCTCCTGGTGTCCATTGGTGACATACGAAACAAAAGGTGTGACCATCCGTATAGACAGCTAGTCCATCGGATGATCCACATGCCAAACACGCTTCGTGTCTTAGAAACTCAGACGAGCCAGTCGAGTGGGATGTTTGCAAAACTCGTCCAAGGTATGTCGTGTTTCTCGCACCATTGTGCGTACGTTGTTTTTGATTTTTTACTGATCTTATTAAAGGGTGATTGAAACACCATCCTTAGATCAATCTCTGGATGCTGCTGTTTGACGGCTTTAATCTTACGACGATCCTCCGCCTCCCAGTACCCTTTGCACTCAAGATAAACACCATTAGGGAGAAGAAAATCAGGAGTGTAGTTATGTTGAATTTGATAAGGGACCTTGGTCGATTCATACTCATACTTCACTCCCAACTCAACCATAAGATCAGCGACTTTCTCCTCAAGTCCTGATCGGAATGCCATTAATCCTCCAGAGCTTGTTCAATCAGCTCATCAACGATTTCATTTACAGCACGTTGCATTTCATAGCGGAAGTCATCACGAGACTTTTTCCACTTAGTGACACTAATAGGAGGGAGAGTAACGGTCATATCGCACCGGTAAAGACCAAGTGCATCGTCTTTAATAATTGTTTTTTCGACCATCAGAAGTCATCCTCCGCATCAACAGCAGGGGTTACATTTGGTTCGGAAGTTTTATATCCTTTCGTGTTTCCGAAAAGCTCCGCGACTTCCTCGCTGCTGAGGTCCCCTGAGTCGGTTCCCGCAGAAGAAGAAAGAGACACAACTTGCACACCCACAAGTTTAAGTGAAGTGCCGTAAGTAACGCCATCCTTGAGAATGTATGGCTTCTGATAGAACGCGACCTTGACTTTTGACCCAGAGTATAGAGGTGTTGATTCGTCTGTAATTGGAGTTCCTTCAGTGTCAACAATAGGTGGCTTGGTCTCCTCGTTATAGGAGAATTTAACTTTGTATTGTCCATCAGCTACCTCCTCCCATGGTTCAGGCTTAAGTGTTGAACGCTTAGGGTTTTTCAGTTTTGATTCAGCCCACTTCAAATTCTCAACACGATCAGCCTCAAGGGCATCAATCATTGCTGCGGGAAGAGTGGTTGCAAGTGAATAGCCAAACTTGCTTGGCTTCATCACAGCTTGGAATCCTTCAAGGACAACAGGCTGTTCAGTCTTATGGATGGTACGTGCCATACGTTAGTGGATAATTAACAGAAAAAATAAGTTGATTCAATCACGGACTCTGGTGTCAGATCCCCAATGATCGGTGGTGGTGTTTCAGCACCTATTTGTTCAGCCCATGTTTCCAAGTAGGAGTTTTCGGCAAACAAGTGCATGTAAGTTTCACGCACGATTCGTGAAAGAGTGCCCATGTCAGTAGCACGACATAGAACCGAATCGTGTATGAGGGATATCGGAGCGTCGAAGCGTAGTGCAGAAAGGTGGAGCAGGCTTGCATCTAATGAATGGATAAGATTCGGTGCAGTTGCGTTCTTGTGATGCAATAGATCAACCTTGTCACTATCTTCAGTAGCAACACGGATATCAACTCGACCAAGTAATTGAAGAGACACTCGTTCAAACAACTTCTTGTTTAACTTCTGAGTGACAACAAAACCTGACGGTGTTGTCCATTTAAGCTTTGCAGCTCCACGCTTAATAGCTTTAGCTACCTCGGCTTCGATCCATTTCATCGCCGCCATAGGACCCGGTACAACCTCATCCATGGCATCCCTGACAGCATTGACAGTTGCAGTCAGATCATCTTTTTCAACTTCAACACCTTTTTCTCTCAATGCATCACGGATATAACCGCGATTGCTATGAGGTTTAGCGTTGTAAGGGACCGTCATAACTACTCGCTTGACGGTTTTCCTGTCCATGTAAGGTTGGATACTTACAGGGACGTTTGGTTTAGCGTGCTCGGCGACGACGGCATAAGCATCTGCGGGTCTTTCTCCTGGCAGGACATTGACAAGACTTGCAGTTCTTGCATCTCGGCATAATCCGGCGAGTATCTGTAGACCACTGCAGGTGGCATCAGTTGCAACTGGCAGAGAAGTAAAGTTTCGATCACAGGTAATTACACAGTGGTGGTATTCGTCACAAGCTGCTAGGAATTGCCATGGTTCATCAGCTGCTTCCCATAAGGAAAGGTTGCCAATAGGGTCTAGTGCGACAGCAGAAATCACCTCATCGTTCTCAGCTACCCATTGCAAACGCTCATGCATAGGAGCTTTATCTAGACCATAAGTTGTTGCTACTTGAAACGCTAGCCATTCCTCAGCATCTGGAGTCATGTACGACTCCTCACTGAACTTAAGTAATGACTTACCAAAGTCAGTGTCTTGTGGTGTTAGGAAAGCAGGGATGGGATAAGCTCGGCCCCTATAATCGAAGCTCCATGGAATGAAGAATTCCTTCTTATCTTTAAACAACTTAGCTGCTTCCATTGTCATGCGTGTTCTACATGACTTCTTAAAAGACGCTGCGTTGAGGTTCATTACCTCAGCAGCATCACGCCTGTATTGTTTACGAGAATCATAGTTCTCTGCAATATCAGGAGGCTTGTTCGGTAGAGGTATCTCTACAATAGGGACAAACTTACCAACTTTGTAACCTTTTTCCATGAGAGTCTCAGCGACTCCATAGATGAATGGATTGAGTTGATAACCAACCTTCTGAATCCTATTCAGGAATTGGTATGGAGTTTCCCCCTGTATACGTCCCACACCGCGTCGGACCATGTCATGACCTTTCATGACTTCATTGAGGAGATATCCGCCTTGTCGATTGTGACTCCAATCATTAGGCTCGATAAGCATCGGATACGCAATAGGTGAAAACAACTCAGCATTTGCCATAACCTCATCCTTGATGGACAAGAATTCAGGTGTTGGTACTACAAAGTTTTCTGTTTTCTTACCTTCTCGTTTGATTTCTTTGGTGAACCATCCACTTGACTCCATGATGCAATCAAGTAGCCAGCCACCAAGCTTCACGCGGTTAGGTCTATGCCATGCTGTCCACTGAGGTACATCATAGCGTTGGATAAGTGTACGAACAATTACAAACTTCTGATGTGTACCAGTAGTGTTATGCCAATAGTTCTTTTTGATTGTATTGAGTAGACCAGGGCAGTTCTTTTCATAAAACTGCATCTGTGCTTCTTGTTCTACAGCGATTCCAATTGAATCACATACAGTTAGTAGAAGATTAGCTTTGTCTTTGTAACTGAAAACCTTATCAAAGGTTACCTTCAGTGCAATAGCAGCAGCTGCACCTGGGTCTATTGGTTCAAGGTACTGATGTATCTCCTTGAATGCTACGCCAATTTTTCCCTCTCGAATTCTTTTATTCGTATCCTCAATCCGTTTAGTAACAAGAGGAAGGAGAGTTGAGATGCTGCTGCAACCATAAACAGTTGCACTTGCGTAGGTCTTTTCTTCTAAATCCTTCGTGTTTTTACGGAGACGTTCAAGTCCGAGTCGGATTGCATCTCGTTCAAAGTTGACTTGCTCTTCAATTTGGGCAGGTGTTGGCAATAAGACTCCTCGCTAGAACCGGTAGATAGATTTATACGTTAGTGGATCCTTGTGCAGGACTGACGTGCCAGCTGTTTATGCTGGATAAATACGTCAGCGTTCAGATTTCTCGCATGAACCTGAAACTAGCGCGTCTACCAATTCCGCCACATCCGCGTGTGGATTCCAGCGATTGGACTCGCTGAGAACTCGGCTTGCTGCCGACCGAAAGAGGTTATCACGCCACCCATTAGTCGCGCTCAGATAGCAGCCATTGCGTTCTCAAGTGCTGCATCTGTAGCCTTTGCATATCGTAATGTTGTTTCGATACGCTTGTGCCCGCACAGAGCCATGATGTCTCTGATGGGGACGCCAGCTTCAGCGAGCCATGTCGCGTAACTGTGTCGAAGTGTGTGGAATACATAAGCATCCTCTTTTGGAAGTAAACGATTTACTTTCTTGAATGCACGCAACAATTGATCTTTGTCGCGCCACTCATCACCAAACAACTGTGTGTCTTTGCGTGAGACCGCAGAATATCTATTGTGAACAAGAGCTTTGATGTTGTCGTGGATAGGAATCGCACGCCAGTTCTTAGCCTTTGTTGTTTGAGTGGGTACACCGCCGACATGGATCTTGTTAGCTACAAGGTCAATGTCTTTAGCCCTGATCTTTAAGATCTCACCCTGTCGCATACCTGTGTAAGCAGCAAACATGATGATGTCTCTGAGATCCTCACGCATGAATACTTCAGTGGATAGAAGAGATAATTGACTTACCTCGTCTTTCGTGTACCAAAGCACACGTCCCTCTGATTCCTTGCGTCTTCTGAACTTAGGTGCTGACTCAATGAGTCCGTCGAATGCACAGTGATTGAGAACAGTGCTAACAGCAGAGACAACTCTGTTGATAGTTGCATCACTCTTGAGTTCGTCTTCCAGTTCAATACAAACTTGGGAGATGATTGGTTGAGTGATCTTTCGTACAGGAAAGGATGATCCACGCAATCGAGTGAAGTGATTGCAGTTGATTGCCGCTGTTTTGGCACCGTTACCATGTCTCCATGTGTGACGTGTCTTGAACGTGTAGTCCATGGCTTGTTGCCATGTTCTGATCTCATCCATAGATGGTGGATTTGATGAGGTGGACAAGTTGCTCACCCTTAGGTGTCAGCTTGCACATGTGTCGGCGTTTGTTAGCCGGATCTGTGTACTTCTCAATGAGACACATCTCACTAGGTTTAACGCCAGGTCTTTTAGTACCAGTCAAGAATGTAATCATCCTTGAACATGATGCAGTTGTAAGACCACAATCCTCCTCAATAGCCTGCTTATGACATGGGTTGTGGCTGGCTACATAGAGAAGAACAGTGACAGCTTGTGCAGGTACCTCACGATGTGTGAGGCGTAGCATCTCCCAAGCATTGAGCAGAGACGCAGCTTCGTCATCTGTTTGTAGACGTTTTAGAGGGTCCACGTGATGGGAAGCCGATCTCTAATATAAGTATACCGCAGTGTACGTGTAATGTACGGCGGATAAACCAGATGTCGTAATGGCATACGTCGTTGAAACCAAAGAAGAAATAGGAAGTAAACAATGCTTGGTCAGAAGGAAAGCAAAGCCAGAGTTATTCAACCGGAAGATCTAAAGGAATTCCGTTGAAATCGAGGATACTTTTCACTTGTTCATTCACACGTGCTTCGTTGTGTATATGTGCACGCATCATCTTGTAGGACACCTCCGAAACCGTCATGCCCTTCATAACTGCATACATCTTCAATACCTTGTGACAGCTCTCGCTCATCATCACAGTGACTCGCTTCATCTAGGAATGATTCAACTAGATGGTCTACGTT